AGAAAAGGAAGTAGAATAATGTCTAGCACCGTTTATTATGCACAAAATTCTTATTTTAAATTAAGTACTTACGATATGTCCGTAGCGGTTTCGTCTCTTACTCTTACGTCAAACGTAGATCAGCTAGAAATAACCGCGTCTGGAGACACAGCTCATAAATACCTCAAAGGTCTTACTAGCGATACGATTTCCGGCACCCTGTACCTAACTCAGGACGCTATCGCTGCCGGTGCTACCCGCGCCGTCCTACAGTCCTTAGAAGGCACTTCTGCAGCCTTTGAAGTTGGCCCTGGTACTAACACCGTACCTTCTACCGCGACGACTACAAACCCAATTTATAAGGGTAGCTGCTTCGTAAATAATTTCACACCAGTAAACGGCGCTCAGGGAGAGGTAGCTATGATTGACTTTTCCTTCGACGTTACCGCTCGCACTTCCTGGCCTGCGACTTCCTAAATAAGAAAAGGGGCTAGAAATGGCAAGTTTAAAAGTTACGTTTGAGTCCGGGGTAGTGGAGACCTACAAAATTACCCCGGCTATCGAAGTCGAGTTCGAAGCGTATGCAAAAATGGGTATTAACAAATGTTTTAGAGAGCAGGAAAAACAGACCGATATTTATTACCTGGTCTGGATTGCTATCCGGAATAGCGGTCAAACTGTCTCACTATGGGGGCCTGAGTTTTTAAAGACTCTAGCTGAAGTAGAGGTATTAGATAGCGACCCGTTAAATGGGTAAGCGACAGGCAAACGCTTACCTATCAGGTCGCCGCTCTGGCAGTTGAGACGGGAATTCCTACCCAGGACTTCTTGCAAATGTCGCCGGAGATGTTGGCGGCAGTAGTACAGGTTTTAACAGATCGAGCTAAGGCGGTGAAGCGTGGGGCAGGTAGAGGGCGCTAATACGTCTCGTATGATTGGCTTAGAGCAGACTATCCGCGATTTAAAACAATTTAACCCAGAAGCTCTAAAGATTATGAATAAAGAAATATATCAAGTAATGAAAAAAATACAATTAGACGCCCGGCAGTTAATACCGGCTACTATTCCTTTAAGTAATTGGGGTAAACCCGCTAAAGAGGGTACAGAGTGGGCGCGTCTACAATACAAACCTAAGCCAGCACGTATGGGCGTAAAAACTAAAATAGAGCGTCAACGGCGTAAAGGCGACGTAACTAGCCGCGCTTATTTAATTATTAACAGCGACGCAGCCGGGGCAATTTATGAGACAGCTGGACGTAAAAACCCTAACGGAAATTCGCCGCAGGGTGCGGCTTTTATCAGAGCTATACAAGCTAATAGTGCTGTAACCGTACGCGGTAAACAAGGACGAGTAGTTTACAAAGCTGTAGAGGATAAGAAGGCTTATACTATGAACGAGTTACGAGACGCCGTAAATAAAGGCGTAGCGGCACTTAATAGGAAGTTGGCTAAGTAATGGCTATTAAAGTACCCGTACTCATATCTTACGACTCTAAAGGGTCTAAACAGGCCATTAAAGGTATAGACGGCATAGGTAAAGCGTTTAAAAAAACTAACTTAGCTAGACGTTTAACTTTTGCAGCTATGGGCGCTTCTCTAGCTGTCTTTACTAAAAAAACAATAGCTGCAACCCTGGCAGATGATAAGGCTCAAAAGACATTAAATCAAACTTTAAAAAATTTAGGTTTAACTTTTGCAGCCCTACCCGTAAATACTTTTATAGATAAGTTGCAACGCGCTACGGGTGTCTCCGAGGAATTGCTACGCCCGGCTATGCAGAAGCTAGTAAGAGCTACCGGCGACGTAGCTAAGGCTCAACAATTATTAAACCTCAGCCTAGATATTTCCGCCTCTACTGGTAAGTCTGTCGAGGCGACTTCTGCCGCGCTCGCTAAGGCATACTTGGGGCAGACTCAGGCACTAGGTCGTTTAGGTATTGGCTTAACTAAAACCGAGTTAAGTACTATGAATATAGAACAAATCACTAAGAAACTAACTACCCTATTTGCTGGTCAAGCCGCCGTAGCAGCTAATAGTTATTCAGGAGTTATAGGTAGATTAAACGTAGCAGCGCAGGAAGCTAGCGAGACTATTGGTTACGCTTTAATTGAGTCTCTGGTGCGTCTAGGAGACGATAAGGGTATAGGCAGTACAGCCGACGCTATGCAATTATTTGCTGATAACACAGCTAACGCAATTCTAGGCGTTAGCCGGTTAATAGACGGTTTAAATACTATTCCCGTCGCTGGGTCTGTATTTGACATAATTAAAAATCCTTTAGGCAAAATAGGCACAGTAGGCGGTATAAACCCTAATCAGTCCGTATTTGGCATGTTAGGGCAATTTGAGACTAATGCTAAAGCTAAAGAACAAGCTAAAATAATTAGTAATACTCAAAGCCCTAGAGCTACAGAGCAGGCGGCTTTACAAGCTGCAGCCGCAGCGGACAAAATTAGAAAAAAAGCAATAGCAGACGCTAAGGCTTTACTAGCATTAAAAAAGCAGTCAGCGGCAGCCGACAAATTAAAAGCTATATTTGATATGGATTTAATTCAATTAACCGCAGCTAAGCAGGGCAAGTTATCAGCTGAGGAATTAGCTCGGGTTAATGCTTTAATAGCTATTAAGACCGCTACTCAGGTAGACGACTTAACCGCTTTAAACGCTTTAGAGGCGGCTCAGAAGGCAGCCGCAGACGCAGAAATTAAACGCCAGGACGATATCTTAAACGCGCATAAGAAAAACGCCGCTGAGATACTGGCGCTAAATAAAGCTAACGCCTCAGCTTACGCAGACTTCGTTAAGAGCTTTACCTATCCCGGCGGTCTATTCGCAGGTACTCCTTTAGCCCCTACAGCTAGTAACCCGGCGTCTGTACCTATACCTATGGGCGACCGAGTAGATTACTCAATGAACGCTAATTTAAATACTAACGCGGCTTTGAATACACCTGATCTAATTGACGCTATGACTCCTAGAAGTGCAGCCGCCTCAGCCGCCCCTAACGTAACCGTAAACCTGCAGGGCGGTATAAATATCGGCAGCCAATACGAGTTTTACGAGTCAGTATGGCGAGCTATTGAAAACTCAAACACTTACGGCAATAGTTTAAATAGAGCTGGTACCGGGTGAGCGCACCAGTTTTAAATGTGATCGTAAACTTTAGCTCAGGGGCTAGTTTTGGTCAGGCTATGATTATAGATTCTGGCATTATCGGGGTTAATATCCTGGCAGACGCAGCGACAGTTACCGCCGATATATCCGACACAGTACAGGCCGTTAATATCACTAGAGGCCGCAGCGCTAACGCTGATCAATTCCAAGCCGGTACCTGCTCAGTCAGGGTCGCCGATACTACGGGAAGCTGGAACCCCGCAAACACAGCCAGCGTTTATTACCCTAATGTAATTCCAAACCGTAAAATAATTATTACAGCTTTAGACACAAACACTAATTTGGTCAGTCCTTTATTCGCAGGCTATATCGTCTCCTATGACTACGTACAGGCTAACCTAGTAGGAGAGGTCTCCTATACGACTTTAAACTGCGTAGACGCTTTTAGAGTCCTTAATATGGCTAATATAACTACAGTCGCTAGCGCCCCAGCGGGACAGTTAAGCGGCGCCAGATGTACCGCAATTTTAAACCAAGTAGGCTGGCCTGCAAGTATGCGCGACGTAGATACGGGTTCGCAGACGTTGCTCGTAGATCCCGGCACAAATAGAACCGCTTTAGCAGCTTTGCAAACCGTCGAAGTTAGCGAGTACGGGGCGTTTTATATTGACGCCGTTGGTAACGCTACTTTTCAAGATAGGTCAGTAACTAGCTCTAGTATCGGCTCAACCCCTACAGTTTTTGCAGATGACGGCAGCGGCATAGAGTACAGCTCTGCAAAATGGGTACTAAATGATAATTTAGTTTATAACGACGCTTCTATTACGGCTACAGGACTGGCAACGCAGACAGCCAGCGACGCGACCTCTATCGCTACTTACTTTACCCACAGCTATAAGCAGACTGATTTACTTATGGACTCAACGACAGCGGCTAAAAACTATGCCCTAGCCTATGTCGCCAGTCGTAAAGATACCTCGATCAGGTGCGACTCGATAACTTTAAAGGATTTAAATACTCCTAGTTATACGACCGGAGTAGCTGCAGCTTTAAACCTGGACTACTTTGACACTATTACCGTTAAGTCTACGCAGCCAGCGGCTACGGGTACTTCTACCCTAAATAAAACCTTGCAGATATTCGGGGTATCTCACGCTATAACCGTACAGAGCTGGACTACCCGCTTCACTTGCCTCGAACCTATTATAGATTCCTTTATTATTGGCAACGTCAATTACGGAATTTTAGATACAAATGTACTATCCTACTAATCTAGAGAAAAGGTAATGAGATGGCTTCTGGGCTTCCGAGCATAACTGGAGACGTGCTTACGTCTACTACTTTTAATTCTTTGGTACTTTTCACTTTAAACACTCAGAGCGCGGC